TGGGCGACACATATTGTTCAGTTAACAGAAAGTCCAGTAAATTCAATAGTAAGCGTAAAAGAAAGAACGTCTTACTCAGATTCTTACAATACTCTTACTACAGGAGCTTATGAATACGCTCTTGATACTGCAACAGATAGTATTTTAAGAACTTTATCTTCTGGCAGGTACAAGAACTGGCCTCAGGGAGTAGATGCTGTAGAAGTAGTTTACAAAGCAGGTTATAGTGCTGTACCGTCAGATCTGAAACTAGCGGTGCTTGATTTGGTTACATACTACTTAAAAGATGAGCATAAGCAAAGACAAACAATAGCAGGTGCCAGTCTACAAAATCAAGGTAGCACTAGCCAAAATAATAATGTGTCTTTTCCAGATCACATTAAGAGAGTCTTAGACTTGTACAAGAATTTTTAATGTCTAAGCAAGATTTACAGACCTCTCTAAACTCCGCTATGAAAGCCTTAAATGATAGATGGGCTCGTGGTGATATGGCTCGTTTTAGGCAAGTTGTTACTATAACTATAGATGATTTAGCTGTATCTATGTTTGATGGTTACTTAAACGCAATGTCAATTCGACCTGCTGGAAGCTACCCTCAGATACGTTTAAGTACTTTTAAAAAAGAAGCTGCAAGACAAATACCTATACTTTATAATATGTGGGCAGGAGGAGCAGATAAAAGCATTTCAGTAGTTAAAAGAGGCTATAACGGTAAATTTCTCAGAGTTCATATGAACAAAGAAGAGCCTCAGTTTTATCAAGAAGTAAAAGAGTTGGGAATACTTTTTGTAAATAAAAAACTAAAGAGCGCAGGAAAAGAAGGATTAGGGGGCTCTGAAAAAGAGTTCTCAAGAAGAAAAGGATTAGGGCTCTTATCTTCTAAACAAGAGGAGCAGGGTTCTCAAATTTGGAGAAGTACTTCTGAAGCAGGCCGTTTTAAATCAGGTTATAATATTAGTCATGAAGGAGGGACAACTGTAGGAGCCGCAAGACTAGTCGCGGCAGCAGACTGGATACAGAATAGTAAATACAAAAGTTTTTTGGGTTCGGAAGAGTTTAGAACGTTAAATGAGAAATATAAAGAATTTAAAGTTATATTTAGTACTGATGGAATGGATGGAGCAGACTTATCTGATACAAAATTAAAATTAAACGAAAACATGAGAGTTTCAGCAACAATTGGTCCTATGTCGCGAAACTATTCTGGTTCAGAAATAAATGACTGGAGAGGTAAAGGAGGAAAAGGAATAGGCGACAGGTTAAATGCAGCTTTAGCTAAATGGGCGGCTGGCGTAGACTGGACCAAACAAAAAGGAAGTAAGTCTATAAGAGAGCATGCAAAAGAAGTAGGTAAAACCGCAGCCCTTAGAGGAATAATTAAGTCTAAAGCAGTTAATAAAAATAAGTCCTCAAAGCCAGTAGCTGTTCCTCATAGAGAAGAAAAATTAGTTTCTACTAGAGGAAAGGGAGGAACTTTAAAAAAACCTCGTTCTAAAGGAAAAGCGGTAAAAGCGTATCCACGAGTAAAGTCTAGTGCAGGAAGTAAGAATAATGCAAGTTTATATACTGTAATGGCTCTTATAAATGATAAGTTACCAGAAACAGTAAGAAAGAATATGGGAGCGCCAAGACTAGAAAACCAAACAGGAAGATTTGCTAGCAGTGTTAAATTAACAGATGTTATACAAACTCCGCAAGGGTTTCCAAGTTTTGGATATACTTATAGAAAAGACCCATATGGGGTATATGAAAGATCTAGTGGAACAAGTCGGGCAGACCCTGATAGAGACCCAAGAGATTTAATAGATGCTTCAATACGAGAAATCGCTGCAGGTTATGCTTTAGGAAGATTTTACACTAGGAGAGTTTAATGCCAAGCACAGCAAGATCATATACTACACGTAGATCTGCTATTACGAAAGCTCTCGCAGATAAATTAGCCCTTATTGATGGAAGAGGTATTTATCATACAGCAGTAGCAGAAACAAGTCCAAGACTTAAGTTCTGGGATGAAGTAGAAGAATTTCCTGCAATACATATAAACGCAGGAAGCGAATCAAGAACGTACCAAACAGGTGGATACAAAGATCGTTTTCTCAATCTTACTATTCGCTGTTACGTAAATGAAGAAGACGCAGTTACTGCATTGGACGAGCTTTTAGAAGATGTAGAAACCGTAATTGAAAATAATAGTAAATTGCTTTATCACGATAGATTAGGGTTAGAGCAGTCGACTCACCAAATCACGATTCTCAGTATTGATACTGATGAAGGTGTACTCGAACCTCTCGGAGTAGGAGAAATCCTGATAGAAGTTCGTTATTAGAAAATTCTGGCACGAATAAAAATTCACGACCAGTCTTTTCAAGTTTCATAGGAGAAAAACTATGGCAGATCAGTTGTATTTTAGTCGTGACACGAGACTGTTTATTCAGTTTCGTAATCAAGACGACGAAGATGATAACACCGCGGGAGCGGGACAGTTGTGGGAGGTACCTATTCTTGATGGATATAGTTTCTCCCAGACTACAAACACTTCTGAAATACTACTCTCGGAAATGGAAAGTACAGTAGGCGTGTCTCGTAGAGGTAGACGTTTATTTACAGACTCTCTTGCTCCTGCAGAGTGGTCTTTTAGCACATATATTCGACCCTTTAAGTCAAAAGGGCAAACTGCACTTGACTCTGCTGGTCAGGGTGTTGCTGGTGCGGAAGCAGGGTCAGGAGTAGACGTTCACTCAGTAGAAGAAGTTCTCTGGGCGGCAATGGCAGGTGCAGACGTCTATGATAGTTCAACAGGTATTGCAACTGTTGACAACTTGCAAAATGGGACGGATACAGACCGAGTCGAGGGCACATACACAATTACAGAAAGTGATTATACTGCTGCTGGCGGAGGATCGGGTGCATCCTTTACTATAGCAGTAAATGGTAGTGGAGTTACAACAGTTTCTGCTGTTGCTTCTCCTGGCGATGGATACGCAGTAAACGATACGATTACTGTTGCAAGTGAAAAGCTTGGTGCCGCTGCAGGTGATACTGCATTTACTTTTGATGTAGCAACTTTAACTACTGGAGCAAAAGGCTTTCGAAGAGCTGTAAATAAAGTATCTGGTCCTGTTATTACTCCTGGTGCTGACAAAAGCACGATTGTACTAACTGAGTCAAATAGATCAGCTTTACACCCAATGCATCTTTACTTTGTAATTGAAACAGATGTTGATAATCCCGTTATCTATAAGTGCGCGGAAGCGGTTGTAAATGAAGTAAGTATTGACTTTGATGTAGAAGGGATTGCTACTTTAAACTGGTCTGGATTCGCAAAAGAAATTGAGGATAGGTCCGTAAACTTTAGAAGAGGAACAGGTACTACTTTAACAGTTGGGCAAACTGGAAATGCTACAACTCCAAAACGTACCCAAGACGGTACTGATACTGACTTATTGACTGTTGGAGATTTTTACTTCCAGAGTGATAATGCTTCCGGTACTGCTGTTCATATGGTTAAAACTGTACCAGGCTCTGGAAACCTTACACTTGTCCAAGCAATTGATGAAGCTGTAACAAGTACCAATACTTTTATTCGAAATCGTTTGACCTCCATTGACATTACTGCCGATAATAAGACAGTATTCCCAGGTGGAATGGTTACAAACGGAGACGGAAAGTACAGTCTTACAATGACAGGCGGAAGTTTTACAATCACTAATAATATCACGTATCTTGTACCTGATGAATTAGGATTTGTAAACAAGCCGTTGGAGCACGTAACAGGAGCACGTAATGTTACTGGCTCAGCAACTTGCTATTTAACATTGAGTGACTCAGACAAGACTTCAGGAACTTCTCGACAGTTCTTTAATGATCTTGTATCTACGACTGCTATGTCGCAGGTTGTAAATAAGTTTGCTGTTACACTAAAGATTGGTGGATCCGCGCAAGCAGGAACACCTTCATTGGTAATTACAATGCCGAATGTTCACTTTGAGGTACCTTCTCATCAGGTAGAAGATGTAATTTCACTTGAAAGTAACTTCCACGCATTACCAGCAGACTTTGGTACTGCAAACGAACTAACCAACATCGAATACTACGCACCAGCCACGTATTCATAATAAGTAAGGGGCTTCGGCCCCTTCACTTATCACCCTCCAAAAATAATTCTTGACATTTCGTCTCTTATACCGTATAATTTAATTTTTAAATAGGGATTTATTCGCATGACACAAACAGCAACACCGAAGAAAGAGCCAGTATCGTTAGCGAGTCTTATGACTCCGAGTAAGACAGTATCTTGTGCCTTTCCTGGCTATTCAGGAATGACAGTTGATCTGTGTTATCTAGCCAGAGAAGAATTAGTTAAGCTACGGAAAC